GTAGAAGTATGTGCTAAAAAAAGGGGTGCTGAGCGTGCGCCCTTCGATGAGTTGCATCGGCGGCAGGCAGAAGCCATGTTCTCTGGACTTAGTGGATCGCCCCCATTAACCAGGGCAACTAAATGATCAACTGTATCTGCTTGACCTTGACAGTACCTACATGTGTAGTTATCTCTAGCTAGTACCTGAAGTCTTACCTTCTTATATGCAGTAGTAAGTCTAGGGTCGTTATTTTTTAATGCCAATTGTGTGTTAGCCAGTGATCTCTGGCCTTGCATGGTGTGGAGTAACGATGCTTGATGTAACGCAATCCCCACTCAACCTGTTGTATTGGTGTAGCTGTAATCAACCACTTACTCCTACCTTGTGGTATTCCTGCATGGCTACCATTACGCGCATCTGGATTCCATGCGCTTTCCTTACCATACAGGAAGACTAAGCATTTGTATTGTTTAACATCTCCTAATGAGTAATAAGCATATTGTTTAGGAGTCATAGATATATCTTCTAAGTTTGTAGAACCTGCTAAAGGCATAAAGCATAGAGCTATCCCAATACCTGCAAGCACCCCCCGAGCGATCCGCTTAGGCGGCTCGGGGTGAGCCTTTGAGAGGCTCTGCCCTGTCAGGGTACCAGAGGCTCCTAATACATTTATATAAGTGCTGGTCAGACGGCGTGTTGGTTTCATAATGTCTCCTTATTGTTACCCTGTGGATAACTTATGTGGATAACTATTTATCGGTTGAATAGAAGCCCTTACCCTTGAAGTGAATAGCAGCAGTACTAATAGTCTTGTCCATAGGTGCATTACAGTAAGTGCATGGCACTACTGGTCTATCGTGCCATCCGTGATAGATCTCTTGACTAAGATTGCAGTCTGAGCATCGGTAGTCATAGGCTGGCATGTAAAGCACCTCTGTATCTTGTAAGACCCACAGCTAGTGCATCGGTCAATGTCTGCATCTGTAGGTTCGCTAGTAATGTGACCGTATTTAAGTTGGAGTAGTGGTAATAGATCTTCAAATCGGATGATGCAGGCATACTCACTGGCATCTTCACCTTGTCCGTTGAGTCTCATAACCGCAAATCCTAATTCCCCCGAAATGGATGTGCGAGCTTTGAGTTGCTTCATGTATGCCAATGGTTGAAATCCAGCGCGGGCTTTGACTTCAACATCGAACGGTACATTAATGCAATCTTTACCACTACCCCTTCCCACACATGCGCCTGGCCAGACAGTCGATAGGTACTGTGCGACTACGCGCTCTGTGCGGAAACCTCTGTGCTTTCTTGCTTGACTAGCCATTGACTGCTTTACACTTACGGCACTGCCATGTGCCTGCTGTCAATATGCCGTCTTTAATTATTGCTGGAATGATGATGTCAGAAGCTAGTGTTGGCTCATTGCATAATTGACAGTTAATCGTGTCATACAAAGGCACATCTTCTAATGCTACCCATTTCTCATCATTGTGATTCCAGATGTCTATGTGACCCATTATACCCTTACCTCCTGTGGATGCCATTTTCCGTCTGATCCCATGCGATACCAAGCAGGCGGACAGTCAGACTTGACCCCACCTGGATTCATGTGTGCACACTGATAACCGCCCCATGCACGACCATTCTTCTCGCCATCACGCCAACGCATGTGTCCATGCTTGCAACTCGGCACTTCTTGTGCTTCGGGTGTACCGATAATTGCAGCTACATTCTCTATTGCTTTCTCTAAAGTTTGTGGAGCATCAACTACCTTCATGTAGTCATTGACAGGTGTAGTCCAATAGTCCTGTTGATCTGGTACGAGATCTTGTACCACTGGTTTAGTAACGGACGGCGTTACTACTTTTGTAGCAACTACCTTGCTCATTTCTTCGCGGCTAGGGCGTTTTCCTTTAGCTGCATAACCTGCCGCGCTAAGCGACCTGCCAATTGCTGAAGTCTCACAATTCTCCAATGCTGAAGTACTATTAACACCTCGATCAGTAACTTTCTCCTCAGCGTACCCTGTTGTCCATGCAACGCTATCGGTAGAAGTCTTAAATAAATATGCCTTAACGATGTATCTATCTTTCTCGACCACTTCCAACTCAGTTGCAATGCGAAAATCTGGATAATCCTTAATAAATTTTTCAAGTCTCACCTCAACTGTCTCGTAATCGGCTAAATTAAACATAGAGATCGTTCTCCTCTGTGGCGAGTTGTCCGCCTAGTGCTCCGTAGCTGCATAGATCGACCCAATTGTCGATGTGCTGGGCTGATTGATTAGTCCTTGCAAGTTTAACCAAGACCATGATCCCTGCCACCTGATAGTCGTGTATTGGCATTTGTAGGTATGCACTGAGGAGCATCGCTGTGTGTTGCAAGTTGTCCGCAGGATGGCCGTATGAAAGACCACGGTCACGGATCGTGTCGGTTGCTGATAGTAAGATTTCACTGGCTTTCATTCTTGCCAGAACCCTTGACGGCTAACGGCTCGACCAGTTGTGTAACCCTCGCGCCTGCCATCCTTGAAGCCTTGCCAATACCAGACAAAATTGCTGGCTAACAATAAGCCAATCATGCCTACAATTACTATTGAGTTAATCATTACTTTACCGCCCTTAGTTTAGGATAATGTCCATTGAATTCCACAAATTCTTGCAATGTAACCGCGCTCTTATATTCGTTGCAGTCTGTGCAGACCATCGTGGCAGTCATGTCAAAGCTGCAATAAAGGCAGTAATAGTTTTCTACTACAGGTGCTCCATAGATCTCAATCGCGGCCATTATGCGCTCACCGCCATGTTGTATGAATCGTAGTTAGTAAGCAGGATGTATGACTCCATGTTCTCGTCATAAGATACCTGGCAAGCATGGTCATTATCTTCTAGGAATGTACGAGCAAGTATCAGGTTAGCTGCTGATTCAACCCAGTAACACACTGCCCAATCAAATGACACCTTATCTGTAAAACGGTCTGCCTGGATCTCCCAGTCATTACCCTTCCATCCCATGATGGTGTCTGTTAGTGCATCAAAGTCTTTTGCTGTAATCTTCATTTTTGTACCTATCTGTAGCGATGCCCTTGATCGCTTACAGAATTAGAGTCTCACGCCTGTATGTCATGGTCAAGCACATTTAGGTAACGAAACGATAACGATTATCGAGCGCGTCCGTATCTTTTGCCATGTACCATGAAGGTACCATCCTTCTCGACATAGATTAGATCAACCTGGACATTCTTATTGTGCTCCGTGACTATGGCAAATGCTTGCTGCCAATTAGGGCTAGAAACATATTTAGCGGCCTTTACATTCATTGCATGTCCTACCTCAACTCCATGCAGTACACGCCTTACAGAGCCATTGTAGGCCTCAGAAACGGCACTCCTGCCAGCACGATGCGTGTGACCCATAATTACCGACACGCCCATGCGTTTTGACTGGTTTAAGGCCGACATGCCAGGATTGGGGTTTAATGCCCCTAAATCGCCATGAATGGCTACCCAGCCTTTAGCGATAGGCATAGGCTCTTTCCAGTATTTAATTCCCAGTTCATCGAGCTTTAGAAACTTCTCTAGCTTCAGCTCTGGCAGTGACATGAAGGCAGGGATCTTCTTCATGATGACATTGTAAAGACGATCACAATGATTACTTCTCACCATGTGAGCTTCCTTGACATGCTGAGTCAATTCCCATAAGACATCAACTGTGTGATCTCTATCGTCTGCAAGGGTCTGCTCATACCAGCCTGGCTGATTCTCATGCCAACGGCTGATCTGTGGAAGATCTATCTCATCGCCAATAGTTAGAACTGCGTCTGGTCGAAATGCTTTAATGAAGGCTGCGAGGTTCTTGACCAGGTGTGAATCCTCATAAGGGCACTGGAGGTCAGGTATTACTACCGTCCGCTTAATCGTCATCCTCATCTTCGTAATCGCCGAACTTCTCAGGCGGTACTCCATCAGGCAATATCCAGTGCGGATATGCTTGTGGTTCTGTAATCATAAACATGGCAATATCTTCTGCAAAACCTGCGCGCTTTAATGAGCTAAAATACTCGTAAAGCCCAATGCAGTAAGCATCCAGTTTAGAGTAGCCCTGCTCCTCTAACGCCTTAGTTGCTTTCCTTGCCATAAGAAAATGTTACCTGTCAAGTAGTATGTTGTAGATCTCATCGACTCGCGTGTTGAGTCTTTTAATCTCAGACAACAGATGGGTAATTACATAGCCAGACAAGCCACCCAGTGCTGCAATGGTGGCTAGGTATAAAGTAAAAAAATCGCTTTGTGTCATTCGACCATGCCGAACGAATCGTCTTTAGGATTTAACCAGCGCAAAACTGGAGGCAAGATAGAGGCTACGCCTGCATAAGCTAGTGCCTTAGGGTCAGTCACTCCCGATGCCGCAAGTGTGATTACAGCCGCAAGGAAGGCTCTTACCCAAGATCCTGACATCTTCTTTAGTTCGTTCATTACTAGCTCCTAACATAGGTATCTGATAAAAAGCACTATCTTCATCAGACTTTTTCGTAAAGCTGATGTGAGCGTGCTTGGTGTGTTTATTAGCCCCTGTGTATTTTCGCCATTTCCATCCGAGAATCGGAGAAGCAATCCTCCCATTAAAGATGATGTAGGCAATTCTTTTTTTCGCATCGCGTTTTGCAAAGGTTCGAATCTCATCTGCAAGATCGGGCATGATTTCTGGTTTTGATTTACCCGAAAGATCACAATCGATGTCGATGGCGCGTACCCAACCCTCGCTAGGGATATGATCAGAAGGCTTACCAGAACGCATGTGCCGTACATCGGCGATCCAACCGTCACTCGCACGATCACGCTCTGGGAAGGCATCATCTATCTGCTCCCTTAATTGTGAAGCAGCTTTACTTAGTTTTGGCTTCATCAATCACAATCGGTGTGGATTGTTCCGCTTCAGGATTTAGATAGCGTTGATAGTCTGAGTTGGCTTCATCTTTAGGAATCCAAGATTCAGAACCATCTTCATTTGTACGCACAATAAAACCTTGTCTGATGTTTTCTTCTCTGTATTGTGTCATTTTATAACTCCGCACTCAATTGGAAAAGTTGTGTTGAATTCCACGTTGAAGTTGAACCTACTGTCAAACCTGTAAAGCCACCTGATGCGGTTACAAATAAAGAATCTGAAACATAAACGACTCCAGGCGCAGAACCACCAGTTTTTCCGCCATCTTGGTAAGAATCAATTATTCCGCTTGTTGGATAAGTAACTGTTGGAGTCGTACGCATTGTCACAGGTGGTCGGGCGGTCAAAATCGTAGTTGTCGAATTCGTATTTACACCAGCAATTTGTCGCTGACCAAAATTGGTGTAATACCTCTGACAAGCGGCTAATTCTCCTTGAAGTGTTCCAGTTGCAGTTTGGAAAGCGGTTGCAGTATTTGAGGCTTCTAACTGCACGCCCCAAATGTCAATTGTAAAGGTTGCATTTAATGGCATACCAATAACAATGTTCAGAAAACTTGAAGTACCGATAGTCAATCCAGATAATGAAGGTAAAGCAACCGTGTAAGAATAACGTACCCAAGATGTAGTGATTGCCTGTGAAGCGGTAAAGGTTGTGTTTACTGTTGCCGAACCACCTGAACCAAAGTTTTGTTCAGCCTTGCAAAGCGTCAAAGATGTTGCACTTGAAGCCTTAGCCCAAAACGATAGAGTTACTGTCTGACCAGCAAGAGTTCTGACGTCTTCAATGCGCTGCATAAATTGGTTGTATGTACCACCAGAACCTGCAACGGATTGGTCAAAACGGCAATAATACTGACCTTCGTATCCTGCAACAGGCGCAGTTGCTGGTGTAAATGTTTGTTGTGAAATTGTGCGAGTTGCGCCTGTTCCATTGAGTGTTACTAACCAACGGTCTGCCGTATAAGTGCCAGTAGTTGTGACGTTAAAAGATGTACCACGCTGCCAAATTCCAAAGTCAGAATTCAAAAATTTGTTTTTACCTGCTGCAAAGTTTGACTGATAGCGCAAACCTGTTGAAGTGGAACTATCTGCTACAAGTGTGCTTCCATTTTCTGCAACAGCAAGTCTGCCTACTGTGTCGGCTGCTGTTCCGACAATAAGATCGCCTTTAGCATCAACTACAGTTTTAGCAACCATTGTGCCCATAGTGGTATCAATGGCATTACCCATTGTGCGAATGGCAAGCGCGCCATTTTTTACCAGATCCGTGTTATCGGGTTCTGGCCATGAATATATAGGACTTGTAGCCATTTAAGATAGTACTCCTGTCGCGTTGTTCCAGATAAGTGTAGCATTTGTGGTTGCCCAAGTTATTGTGCTAGGCAAAACTGTATCCCATTGTGTCGTTGATAATGAGAATTCTGTAGCGGATATGTAAAGGGTTATTTCGACATAACTCGGTGTAGCGCGTAATGCTACATTCTCCACAAAGCCTTCGAAAGTGCCACCAAGAAGATTGCTAGGCAGATTGTTGATAAGTATTGGCTGGCCAAAATAGACTCCAACAAGGCTGTCAAGCATCGCTGTAGTCATGTCGGGATTATCTAGACGAAAGGTAATTGCTCCTAATGAGCCTTTAGGCACTCGTCTAAGATTTAATTCTCTGTTGGCAATATCGGTAATATCTGTGAGAGTCTTAATGTTGGAATCAATAGAACGCTCAAAGAGACCATAAGCAGCTATGGAGTCTGGATCAGAGACACTGTAGGTGCTGCCGTAGGCTGTGGCATAGCGATAGATAAGGCTGTTACGGATGCGAGCAATTTGAGTTGTTGAAGTGATAGTGCTTGGAGTTGCATAAGCGCCATCGAGGAAAGTATAGCCGTTTGTGGAAAGGTCAACGGATCTATGGTCTGCGTCTGCATAGGATACATCTCCATCTTTCTCCTCGAAAACAGTACCAAGTGCGCTAGTGGCAATTTGATCTGCAAGGGTTTGAGACTTAGCAGAAGCACTAGCTGCGACAGCGATCATTGTGTAGAAGCCTGAGTCAATAGTGCCAATGTAACTCTCGGCAGTTTCCCATGTGGTAGTCGCAGGATAGGTATCCCATGTCACTGTTGGAGTAACTTCATTCCAGTTAAGGTTAAGGGCAGAACCTAGAATCGCTGCAATCTGTGCGCCGTCTAAGCCTTCTGCAAGGGCAGTGTTATAGACAGTCTTTGTTAGTTTAGCCAGTGAGCCAATGCCTAGAATCTTGCCAGTAGTGATAAAGCCTGTCTCATCTGGACTCTTAACCCCAATGTTAAAGTCTGATACTTCTCCACCGAATACAGTGACATAAGTACCAGAACCATTCTTTAGTTCTAGGGTGATTTCCTCTGTTACATTGATGGTGAAATCTGCCCCAGTGGTGTTAATAATTTCTACTTGGCAGTAACCTGCTGTTGCTTGTCGATCAATGTCCAAGCGGCCAGAGGCAAAAGACACAGAGGTGACAGTCGTATAGACATCATCTCCTACTGTAACTCGCCACTCTGGAAGCCATGTCATTAATTAGCCCCTGCTCGCAATGTGCCGCGATCTATCGCATCTTGAACGATTTGAGTAATAGTTTCTGCGATAGCGTTAGGATCTCCGATGCCAGTGTTTACTGTGATATTGACATCACGATCAAAGGCTCCAGTACCGCCTGAAGTAAACACGCTTCCACCTTCAGCAGTTCTAAAGTCTCCAGCATTAAACGATCCAACATCTCCACCTGCAAAAGCATTGACCAGGTTATTGAAAGCTCCAGAATCTTCGATGGTCTGGAAGGTAGGTGCTAAGCCATCGATTAACTGAATAAACTCTTTGCCATTATCTGCAATGACTGAAACCACTCCACCAAGATCTTCTACTGCTGCATTGATGGTGTCGATGCTTCGAGGTGCAGTAGTTGGGGAAATGCCGTTAGGTGTCTGGACAAAGGCTGCACCTGGGCTAGTGCCTGTAGGCATAGTTGGCATCTTAAAGTTAGCAAGTTCTGCAAGCATTAGCCTGATCTTTCGCAATGCTTCATTTAGATTTTCTTGGTCAATTAACTCTTTAGGCTTTAATCCTTCAAGGATTGATTTAATAGCAGCCATCTGAGTGTTCTGACCAGTCAAAGCATTAAGAACACCAAGATCTGCATTGAGTTTAGCCGTAGCTGCTGTTATTGCTGCTTCATCCTTAGAGGCTATTGCTTCTTCTAATGCAAGCATAGAACGCTTTACATTAAGTCGAGCAGTATCGTTAGCAATCTGTAAGACCTGTGCCGCGTTAGTAGCCTTGCCTAATAGTTCTGCTTGATTGGCTAGGGCTGCTGCGTTCTGGATCTTGTCCATGTCAAAGACATTCTCACCCTTACCTAAAGCAAGGTTAGCCTTGTCAAGTGCTGCTGTTAATTTCTTGTCTTTAAGAATCTTGGCTTGTGCTGCTGCTTGCTCTTTTGTGAGCTTTGTAACTTTAGTCTGAGTCTTTAGAACAGTGTTATCTACCTGTCCTGAGACTGTCATTGAGATGTTACCCATCCCCTTTGGGATTACACCCTTTCGGAATGACTGCTCATCTAATCGCTTATTAAGATCACCAAGCAAAAAGATTGCACCTGCAATGGCAGTTGTAACTGGCAAGAAGGCTGCTGCTGCAACAAGACCTACTGCAATAAGTACAGGCTTTAACTTGTCTAGTTTGTCAATTAACAGACCGACATTCTTTAGAGTGTCTGCAACCCCTGTTGATAACTTATCAATGTTTTGCACTCCAGCGTTAATGTCTCCGCCTGATAGAGCTGTAAGGGCATCGACTAAACCTGCACCAATAGTCTCTTTAGCATTGTTAGATGCAATAGTAAGTTTGTCTAATTTACCAGCAAATGTATCTGCTGCGGCTGCGGCCTGACCTGCGAATAATGCAGTAAGTTTCTGTTGAATTTCTTCAAAAGATCCCGAAGCGATTTCAGCCTTTGAAAGTCCAACACCCAATCGACCAAGTGCCTGAGTCTGCCCCAAGAAAGCCTTCTGTAACGATTGTGAGACTTGAGTAACACTCTTACCTGTGCCCGCCGCAATATCTAATGCAAGGTTAAGTAATTCCTGTGACTTTGTAACTGATCCAGTTGCCCGAAGCAACCTGTCCATAGCTGGACGAAGCTCATCATCGAGCACACCTGTCTGTGCCTCTAACCGAGATATGTAGCCATTGACTGTACCGATATTGCTACCGTAAGCAAGATCTAAATTCTTTAATGTTTGACCTAGTGAAGTTGCTGCTTTGTTATCTTCTGCAAAAGCCTTGACGGAGGCACGACCAAAAGCCAATACAGCAGCAGTGCCGAATGTACGAGTAAGAGTCTTACCTAGATTCTGAGTGCCTTTGTTTAATTGAGATACAGCAGTATCGGCTTTCTTAAATGCAGGTTTGCCAGTAAATTGCGCGGCAATATCAATGACTACATTGCTCATGCTGACTCCCTTACGCTGCTTACTGTCGCACGCTTATTTAACTGATCTCTAGCTGAATCGATAGCCTTGAAGATTGCTACTAATTGCTTTCCTTCGTCCTGCTCCCAGGCACGATAAAGGACACGGCCACGCATGTCTTGACCGTTCTTTCTTGAACCATAGAGAGGGCCTTGTTGAACGAAGCGTGCGCCTGCACCTGGATTGTTAGACTTGCTTTCTCTAGATCCAGTTGGATTTAATCGTCCAGCCTTCTCATAGATTGCACCCACGGCTGAGCTGTTCTTGACTCTAAATAAAGATCTAAATCCTTTAGAGTTAGGCTTGCCGTATCCTGTGCGATAAACAATGCCACGCTTAATTACTGCTGAATCGTAACGAGGAAATGGACGGACTCTGCCAGAAGTATTAAATGCTTTAGGCTCACGAGATGGCTGTCGATCCCAACTGTATAAACCACCTGGAGCAGAAGCAGGCACAAATCCTCTAGCTGATCGCTGAATCACTTTAAGAGAAAGAGTTATCTCTTTAGTTAATTCTTTAGCCAAGTCTGGAGCAAATTTGTTAAGAGCCTTGCGAAGTTCGATGACGCCCTTTACTTCGACTGGCATCTTTAATCTCCTTCGCTTCATCCTTTAGACCTCTGACTAGAGCATCTAGCATGGTCTTATCTAATTCCAATAAGTGCTGTGGCGCGATTCCCAACCTAATGCTTAGCCTAGCAATTAGATAGGTGAATGGAAGATCGCGCTTTAAGCTAAAGGGTCTGAGTCAAGCACCTCAACACTTTTAA